CTTACAGGTTTTGGTAATTGGGGTTTAAAAAATGGCGAGGCCAGATTAGTACCTCAACAAGAACTTAATACAGCAACCGAGTTAAAAATTACTACGGATGCTAATGTAAGTAAATTTAATATGGCAGTAGAACTGCATAAAGAAACGGAGAGGTATCCAGGATAATGGCAGACGCAATTACAACGCAGGTAGTAGCCGATACAGCAGGTGTTAAATTTGTTGTAAAGAGAACAAACCATAGTGATGGTACAGGCGAAACTGATAGTGTATTAGTAGACCCAGCGACTTCAAATTTTATGACCGCTGATGGTACTAAAGCAATATCAAAAGTCTGGTACTCTATAAATGTTGCAAACTCAAAATCAGCAGTTGAGTTAGCCTGGGGAGGTGCAACGGAGAACACTACTACACTTTTATTAAGTGGTAACGGATACCTAGATTTTAGAACTGCTGGTAACGATATTCCTAATAATGCAACAACACCTAACGGAAAAGTACATCTATCAACTAAAAACTTTGCGTTAGGCGATAACTATACTTTAGTTGTTGAATTTAGATAAAAAATATTATAAATATTAGGAAAGAGAGGGATAATTCATATGAAACTAATTACTGAACAAGTTGAAAATGTTGAGTACATATGCGAAGATGTAGGCGGAAAAAAGAATTACAAAATCCGTGGTGTCTTCTTACAATCAGAAATCAAAAATAGAAATGGACGAGTTTATCCTAAAGAAACTCTAGCAAAAGAAGTTAGTAGATATAATAGAGAATTTGTCAACCAAAAAAGAGCGTTCGGCGAGTTAGGACATCCTGACGGACCTACGGTAAACCTTGAGCGTGTATCTCATATGATAACAGATATACACGAAGATGGAAACAATTTTATTGGTGAGGCGAAGATAATGGACACTCCATACGGTAAGATAGTAAAAAATCTTATAGATGAGGGCGCTAAATTAGGCGTATCAAGTCGTGGTATGGGTTCATTAGAAAGAGGTAGAGGTGGTCAAGCAGTAGTCGGAAAAGACTTCTATTTGGCAACAGCTGCTGATATAGTTGCAGACCCAAGCGCTCCAGACGCTTTCGTAGAAGGTATTATGGAGAATAAAGAGTGGGTTTGGGACAATGGCGTTATAAAAGAAAGAGAGATTGAAGAGTATAAAGAGTATATAGCACAAGCAAAACGACTGAAAATTGCAGAAGCTAAGGCAAATGTATTCAAAGATTTCTTAAAAAAACTATAATTTGCGTACAAAAGAACGCAATTTTATAAATATATTATAACGAAAAAAATAATTATTTTTTTAAATTAAGGAGAACTTCAAATGGCCGAGACAGAAACTAATAAAGTTGTTGAAGCGACAGCTCCAGACGCTCCTAAAAAGAACGCTGTAGCTGCTGAAACTTCGCCGTTAAAAAATGACGCCGAAGATTTAGGTGCTGCTGTTGTTAAACCAACAGATAGTAATCCTGACGCAACGAAAAAAGTTAAGCCAGTTTCAGGTGACGCACAACAAAAAAATCAAGGTGCGGCTGACCCAATGCCTTCTGTAAAGAAGGAAGAAGCTGACGAAGCTGAAGGCGAGAAGATATCCGAAGGAGAAATGCCAGACGGTCTGAAAAAATACTTGGACAAAAAGAAAGAAAAATCCGAAACTTCTGATAAAGAAAAAGAAATGAAGAAGGAAGAAGGATATATGAAAGCTTCTAAAGATAAAGAGAAGATGATGAAGTCCGAGAAAAGTGAAGACGACCAGAAAGCAAAAGATGTTGATGTAAAGGAACACATTGACGCTTTAACCTCTGGAGAGTCCGACTTGTCTGAAGAGTTTAAACAAAAAGCTGCTACGATTTTTGAAGCTGCGATTACTTCTAAAGTAAAAGAAATTGCAGAAGAAATGGAAGCAGATTACAATAAGAAATTTGACGAAGAAGTATCTAAAGCAAAAACAGACCTTGTTGAGAAGGTAGACGCATATATGAACTATGTTGTCAACGAGTGGATGAAAGAAAACGAACTTGCTATTGAAAGAGGTATCAAGGGAGAGATTGCTGAGGACTTTATCAATGGTCTGAAAAAACTTTTTGAAGACCACTATATTGATGTTCCTGATGAAAAATATGATGTGTTAGAAGACCAAGCTTCAAAGATTGAAGAGTTAGAGAAGAAACTTAACGAACAGATTGCAAACAATGTTGAAATGAACAAAGAAAATTCTTCTTTGAAAAGAACTGACATTATTGCAGAAGTTGCTTCTGACTTAGCAGACACTTCAAAAGAGAAGTTTGCTAAATTAACAGAAGAAGTTGAGTATTCTAACGCTGATGACTTTAAGAAGAAATGTGAGACTATTAAGGAATCATATTTCGGAAACAAAAAAGAAGCTAATTCTGACAGCGAAGTAGATAATGCGGTAGCGGATAATTCCAATGTAGTAAATACAGAAGATTTGTCTAATGCAATGGCTGCTTATACTACCGCTATTAGTAAAACTAAAGACATTAAGTTGTCGTAATTAATAGGAGAGAGGAAAAAGATATGTACTTATCTGAAACTTACCAAAAAAAATGGCAGCCAGTATTAGACCATCCTGACCTTCCAAAGGTTACGGATAGCTATAAACGAGCTGTAACCAGCGTTATCTTGGAAAACCAAGAAAGAGCGCTGAAAGAGGATGCTGCTTTCTTATCGGAAGCTGCTCCAACTAACGCTACAGGTTCTAACATTGCTAACTGGGATCCAATCCTAATTAGTCTTGTAAGAAGAGCAATGCCAAACCTTATCGCATACGATATCGCTGGCGTTCAACCTATGAGCGGACCGACTGGACTTATATTTGCAATGAGAAGCAGATATAAAACTCAAGGCGGAACTGAAGCGCTATTTGATGAAGCAGAAAGTAAATTTTCTGGAAACGCTGCTAACGCAAACATTCCTGGATCTGCTGGAACTTCAACAAATTCGCCTGCACAAAACAACCCATCTGTACTTAACGATTCCCCAGCTGGTACTTATACTACTGGAACTGGAATGGCAACAGCTTCTGCTGAAGCCCTAGGGGACTCTTCTGGTAACGCATTTGCTGAAATGGCTTTCTCAATTGAGAAATCAACGGTAACTGCTAAGTCAAGAGCTCTTAAAGCTGAGTACACAATGGAATTAGCACAAGACCTTAAAGCAATTCACGGCTTAGACGCTGAAACTGAACTTGCTAATATTCTTTCTGCTGAAATCCTTGCTGAAATCAATAGAGAAGTCGTAAGAACAATCTATATCAATTCAGAAAAAGGTGCTCAAACTGATACAACTAACGCAGGAATCTTTGATTTAGATACTGATTCCAACGGTAGATGGTCTGTTGAAAGATTTAAAGGTTTAATGTTCCAATTAGAAAGAGACGCTAATGTAATCGCACAAAGAACAAGAAGAGGAAAAGGAAATATCCTTATCTGTTCTTCTGATGTTGCTAGTGCATTACAAATGGCTGGTATACTTGATTACACACCTGCGTTAAACAACAACCTAAATGTTGATGACACAGGAAACACATTTGCTGGTGTATTAAACGGCAGATTTAAAGTATACATTGACCCATATTCAGCAAACGCTGCTACAAAACAATTCTATGTAGTAGGTTATAAAGGAACTTCTCCTTATGACGCTGGTATGTTCTACTGCCCTTATGTACCATTACAAATGGTTAGAGCAGTTGGTCAGGACACTTTCCAACCGAAAATCGGATTTAAGACAAGATACGGCTTACAAGCAAACCCATTTGCTGAAGCTAGTGCTTCGTCTGACGCTGTTATTGACGGTTCTGGTGCTGCTAACTCAAACAGATATTACAGAAAAGTACAAGTAGTTAACTTGGCGTAATATCAGTTTATACTGAAAACGAAAAAAGGCGACTTTCGGGTCGCCTTTTTTTTGGCCTTCCCATAAATATACCTATGACATATGTTGTTAATGAGAAATGTATACAATGTAAACTGATGGATTGCGTTGATGTTTGTCCTGTAGATTGTTTCTACGAAGGACCTAATATGTTAGTTATAAATCCAGACGAGTGTATTGATTGTGGCGTATGTCAACCCGAGTGTCCGATAGACGCAATCGTTCCTGAAAACGAAGCAAGTGGTCTTATGAAAAAAGTAAATGATGAATACTCTAGGATATGGCCTAACATTACAGAAAATAAAGAAAGTCCTTTTGGTGATAAACTAAAAGACGAACCTAACAAATACGAAAAATATTTTAAGAAGTAAATTAGAATATTCAGATTTTCTTATATGTGTCAAAAGCTTGACAAATAAAACCACTTATGTTATAAATAATATTAATAAGATAAACGAGTTATCTTTGCAATTAA